CCATTACATTTATTTCATCATTTTCACTTATAAATATATCGTAACATTCACTATTATATTTTATGTTTCTAATAATGACATTATATTTTAATAGTTCATTTACATATTTTTCATTATTAATTAATAAAACTAAATCAAATTCTTTTAATTTATTGATGTATTCTTTATTTCCTTGATAATAATATGCTATTCTAGTCATAAAAACCACGATCCTCATAGTTTATTTTGATACCTTCTTTTTCAAAAAAAGGTATTATTTCTTTAGCCCATTTACCTTTTGTTATTGCAAATGGTTTTTGAAATTCATAGCCAATATCTATAATAAAATCTCCACTATTAATATAATATTCATAATCAAACGCAATATTTAGTCTTTCGATTTCCCATGGCTGACAAGTTATATTTAACACATCTAACAATGCTTTTTTTTGCCACATCCCACACATCAAACTATTTACTGCTATGCCTTTTAAATTTTTCTTTTTAAAACCTACATACTGACTAGGCATATCATTACTATCAAATGACTTTTCAAAATTGAACATAGCAATATTATTTTTTAAATTTTCTTCTACATACTTTATTCTTTCTACATTAACAGGTTGTCTTATAAAATTGTCGTCTGTCATAAAAAGTATTTTATCATCATCAATTTCTTTTAATGCTTCTCTAATTTTTTTAGTCCATAAGTTCAAAGAATAATTTTTGCATATTGTCTTATAATATGGATTTTTTATTGTCTCGGTTACATAAATAACTTCTGGATGATTAGGATAGTACTTTTCTAAACAATGATGAAAGGCCTCAAATGTATCTTGACAATTATCACAACTACATACTAATATTTTCATATCTTCTCCACTCATCTAACATACTTTGCAATTCTTCTTTTGTTAATCTTTCTGCAGTATCACTTTGTAACGGTATTGTATACAAATTGTTTTGTTCAATATTTTCATTAACTCTAAAATATTTATCTTCAATAAAATTACTATGCTTTAATTCTTCTAGAGATAACAACGCTTCATCAGTTTTTTCTTCACATCTATTACCTATCACTTCATAATTATCACTAAATAATTCAGCAATATCTTTTATCGTAGCCGATTTATTATTATAAACCCATAGGTCTTTATGTTCGCCATGTTGCAATGCATACCATACTAAGTCAACTGCTTCATTTAAACTCATAAAAAATCTAGTCATGTTTGGATTAGTAACTGTCAATTTCTTACCTTCTCTTGCAAGTTTATCAAATATCCATACAACGCTACCATTTGAGCCAAAAACATTACCATATCTGGTTCTAATTATTTCTGTGTCTTTATTATCCACGCATTGGCAATACATTTCCACAAATAACTTACTTATCCCATATATTGTTTGTGGATTTTGAGCCTTATCTGTTGAAAGAAATATTAACTTTTTAACTTTTCTTTCAATACTTGCATTTATTACATTTATACAACCATCTATATTTGTTTTTTTGCATTCATTAGGGTTTGCTTCGCATTTGTCTATATGTTTCATAGCACTTGCTAATAATACATAATCTATACCATTTAAAGCATTATAAACCGCTTGATAATCTCTTATGTCCCCAATTATATATTTTATTCTGCCATTATTGAATTTCTGCTTGTGTTCAAATTGTAATTTCTCGCCTCTACTAAATATTATTATTTCATCATTAGTTGTTTCTAATAATTTTTTTGTCATAGCTGTCCCAAAACTTCCTGAACCACCAAATATACAAATTTTCATTCTATCACCTATCATCCCATTCTTTCATTTCTTTTATCATTTCTTCGTATGTAGGTATATCAAAACTATATGATAAATTAGTTCTTTTTAATGTTTTGTCGCTTTTAATAAAATAATTTGCTTTTATTTCTATATCTTTATTAAAATACTTTTTAAATAATTCCAATAAATCTTTTTTACTAATAAAGTCATTATTTACTACATGTTGTAAACCTGTTAAATGATTTTCTATTGCCACCTTTATTTGCTTTGCTAGTTCAATTGTTGTAACACCAGTCCATATCACCCTTGCATAACCTTCTACTTCTTTCTCTTGTCTCATAAACCATTGAAATAAACCTATTCCATTAGGGTTATCATCTGACCCTACAATTGAAGTCCTTAATGTAACATTCCTATCATTAATTACTTCTCCTAATGCTTTTGTTCTGCCATAAAAACTTATTGCATCAGGATAACTTGTTTCATCATAATTACCTTTTGTTCCATCAAATACACAGTCTGTGCTTATATGTATAAAATAATAACCATATTTTTGTGATAATTCATCTAAATAATGAGGCAAATAACTATTTATTTTTATTGCAAGTGGCTTGTTTTCTTCACACACTTTATTTAATATGCCAATACAATTTATTACTACATCTGGTTTTGTTTTTTCAATAAGTATTTTTATATCATCTTTGCTAGCATCATATTCATTTCTTGTTGTACCAATTACTTCATATCCTTGCATTGTTAAATATTTATAAACAACATGCCCCAACATCCCTGTTCTGCCAAGCACTAATATTTTCATACTTTCACCAAAATTATTGTATCATAATACATAAAAAAAGGCAAATTATTGCCCTTTAATAGTTGTTATTGCATTTTCTGTTTTTATTAAGATAGTCAATTCAATATATCCTCCCCTGCATGGAGGTCTATCACAATAATATCACCATGTATTCCTTATGGAGGGCATAGTTGGAATTGCACCAACGATCAGACTTTTGCAGAGTCGTGCCTTACTACTTGGCTATATACCCATAATGTGCAGTCAATCAACTAACCACACATTTTCTACTTCTCTATCTCTACAATCAAATGTGTCATATATCACACCGTTTTTAGAGCATACTATATGACCACGCATTGTAATTAGTAAAGTATTATTAGGAAATAGTGAAGAAACATATCCCACACTTCCATGTAATCCATCTAACCTTTGATAGGTTCTATCTAAATAGTTTCTTACAAATTCCCTTTTGTCAAGTAAAGTGCCTTCATATTGTGCTATATCACTCAAATAATCATAAACATAATCCCATGATTTACCAGTAGCACATGAAATAGCCCTTATAACACAATCATCCTCGAAACGATTCACTGCATTTGCATTATAATACTTATACATTATCTTATACTTCTTTGTAAAGTTTCATTAAGCATTTGGTGTTGTTGTGGAGTTTCTGCTTCTTCATGTAAATACTTAACAAAATCTTCTAATGATTTAACCATATATTCAAATGATTTATCAGTTTCAGGACTAGCACCATATCTTTCACGGCTTTCCATGTATCTACCATATTCATTTCCAATTCTATCTACATGGTCATACCCACGATATTTAGTGTCATATCCACGTCTTCCATAATTTTCACCATAGTTTCCATATTCTCCATAACTTCCGCGTCCATAACTATCATATCCAGGTCTTCTTGCACCATAATTACCATAGTTTCCATAATTTCCATAATTCATATTTTCATCCTCCTTTGCCATGTGTTTTATTTTAGTTAATTTGTATAAATGTTCTAAATTATTAGTATTTATACCTTCATTTAATATTTCTTTTATTTTTTCTTCGGTTTTTTCAATTATTTTACTTTCCATTATTTGCCTCCTTTCTTAAAAGAGTTAATATTTCTTCTTGGTTTTTAAGTATTTGTTTTAAATACTTTTCATCTTGTGTTTGTAATTCTTGCATTAAATCTCTATTGTTATAATCTTGAAATAATATTTGTAAACTTAATGCTTGTAATAACAAACTTGTTATATCTAATTTATTATTCATTAAATTCTACTTATGCTGAATGTCGCATTAGTTATGATAGGTGCTTCAGTAGTAATTGGCGTTGTAGGGTCGCTTGGTGTAGGCACTGTGTCAACACTTCTTACAGTTATGTTGGTAGTTCCTCTAGGGCATACTCTTAATTTTTTATCAAATAATACAGTTTCATAATCATCAGCTGCTGCTATTGTTACTGCTCTTACTGTATCAGGTATTAATACACCATCTTGATAAAGTCCTATTGCTACTACTCCAGCAGTTGCACTACTTATAGAAGCACTAAACTCTACATCATAATAACCTGTATAACCATTTCCAAATATTTTAAAGTTAGGATTCCCATTTGAATAATCTAACCATCCATTACAAGTAGCACACCTTGTTCTAATATCGGTTTCATCAAAAACCACTGGACTTGTATTACTTGTTAAGACTTCTGGTTGATTTATAATTGTTTCTATCATATATTTTTTCTCTCCTTTCATAAATAAAAGAGAATAAGCCCTTGCTTACTCTCTATAAATTAGCAAGTTCTCGTATTCGAGTATGTAGTATTCTACTCTATGCTATTAAATAAATTGACTTGTAGTAAAGTTTCCACATCCACATCCACTATTTCCATTGCAAGTAAATATTGGTTGATTGCCATATACTGGTTGTGATGGGATAGGGCAACTTCTTAATTCGCTTACTAATTGGTTAGCAACTATCGCATTGTTTTCTCTTAATGTTGCAGTTTGTGCTACTTGTGATGCTTGTAGATCTTTCATAAGAATTTCACGCTGTAAATCACCAATCTTTTCGTTTTTAGCATCAATTTTGTCTTGACACAATTGGTCTAAAATGCGTTGAGTGTTTGCAGTATTAGATGAAATTATATCTCTAATGCCATTACTTAATGCTTCTCTGTCAGCACAGTTTTCACTTATTACAGTTGATTTTAAATCAGCTAGTCCCAAGCGATTTTCACAACAACAGTTTAAGAATGAAGTGTTTAACCCATAAAAACCATCTTTAATGCTATCATTTAATGTATATGTTGAATTACATAATTGACTTGATAATGAATTTATACCATTAGTAACATCTTGAATATCATTGCTTAATTGTAAAGCATTAAATCCCGCATTTGTGTTTTGCATAATTTCTTTTTGTCCGTTAGATAACCAAGCATAATCATTATTAAAGCCATTATTGAAGAAACCGCCATTTCCATTGTTTCCCCAACCACCAAATAGTGCAAACAATAAAATTATCCAAATCCAATCACCACCATAACCAAAACCGCTATTACCATATCCCCCCATCATTGGCATAACTGGGTATGGATAAGCAAAACCATTGTTACCATTTGTGGTTGCCAATTCTACTGTAGGTTGTATTGAGCCATTCATATTTTTATCACCTCTCTTTCTTTTTTATAATCTCTTTACCTAATATTCAAAATGTGTTATAATGAATATGACGAGATAAGCAAGAAGATTTATATAAGCATTAGAGGTTTATCTCGTCAATAAATAACTCTAGTGCTTGTATAAGTCTTTTTGTTTTATCTAGTAGAAAGAGGTTAATATGAAAGAAATCTGGAGAGATATTAAAGAATATGAAGGTTTATATAAGGTAAGTAACTTGGGGCAAGTTAAAACATTACATTCAGGTAAAAACAAAATGAAAAACAATATTAAAAAATTTAGGAAATGCCACGATGGATATTATAGAGTAAATTTATATAAAGAAAAACATATAAAATCCCCCTTTGTTCATAGATTAGTAGCACAAGCATTTATACCAAATCCTAATAATTATTCTTGTATTAATCATAAGGACGAAAACAAATTGAATAATAATGTAAACAATCTTGAATGGTGTACCAAGCAATATAATAATAAATATAGTGCTAAAAGCAGAAAACAACATAGAATTATTTTGCAATATAGCAAAGATAATATTTTTATAAGAGAATGGCCTAATATATCTAACCCTAGCAAAGAATTAAGTATTTATAGAAATGCTATTTGGCGTTGTTGTAATGGTACGCAAAAAACTGCTGGTGGTTATATTTGGAGATATGCTGAAAAATAGTATATCTCTTTATTTTTGCGTGTTAATATTACCATTAAACATTTGCATCAATTGTCCCCACTGTTGCCTTTGCTGTGGAGTAAAATTATTTATTGTTTCATTTAATAAGTCATTAGGATTATTATTCTTTCTTGCTTCTTGATATTTTTTGAATGCCTGTGGGTTTTGCCTCTTTAACTGATTCTCCATTTGATTCATCATATTCTGTGGTATTTGTTGTACTTTGTTTTGTATCAACATTTGTATCATTTGAAACATCTTTTATCATTCCTTTCAATTCTTCAATTTGTGATTTTAAATATTCAATCTCAAAATCTTTACTATCCTTTGGTATTATTTCATTAAGTTCATAAGACTTTATATTTCCTTTTGCATTTTTTATCCACACAACACTCATGTCTCTACTAAAGAATGGTGTATCAATATATACTATTTCTTTATTAACATCATCAATAGTATTTGCATATCTCATTGTATTTGTTCCATTTGGTGCTAATTGAAATGTTTGATTAATAGCAGGTTGCTGATTATTTTTAAATTGTTCTTTCATTTGTTGTAATTGTGCTATTTGTGTATCTATTCTATCGTTAAGACTTTGTTGACTAAAATTTTGTTGATAATTCATATAAGGGTTGTTATACATTATTCATCACTTCCTAAATAAACATTTATTATTGGTGTGCCTTCAATTACAATTGTTATTCCATTATCAATTTCTTCTTCACCAAATAATTCTTTTAATTTATCAATTATATCTTTTTCCATTTTTTCATCTCCTTTAAATAAGCAAAAGAAGAGCATATAGCAACCGTGTATTAAACTTTTTCATTGCTTCATCTCTCCTTTCTTGATAACATTAAACCATAAAAAAAAGAACCTTGTAGTTCATTTAAGGTTCATTTAGAGTTCTTTTCAATAATATTTAACAATTTAGGTAGTTTTCTTTTGATAGTACTTTGCGAATATCCCACTTCTGCTCCAACATCAATTTGTGCCATGCCTTGTAAATAATATAATTTTGCTATTTTCCTATCAATTTCACTTTTAATATAATTATCTATGATATATTCCCAAGTAGAGTTAGGTAGTGAACTTAATTCATCAGGTATATTTGGTCTTGACTGTGCCATTATTTTTTTCTTTTTATTGTTCTTCTATGATTTCTTTTAACTATCTTTCTTTTTTGAGTAGCTCTTGCCATTATTCTCCTATTGTCTGATGAATTTCACTACTTGTTATATCTTCAATATTTTGACTTTCTTCTATAACTTCATTAGGTAATAGAAAATATATCATCATACCAAAAAACATTAAAATAATAACTACCCATAATCTTCTATTTGCTCTTTCCATTCTATTCATTGCACTTTCATGTGCTACAAATGGAATCATAAGAATATCATCTTTCATTTTTGACCTCCCTTTATTTTTTAAATGGCAATTTTAATATTTCAGGATATATTTCATCAATATAACTATTGCCATCCATTTTTTTATACTGTTCATACATATAAGTAACATTTTCTTTTTCATATCTTGGTATTTCACCAAGTTCGCTATATACATAATATTTACTTGTAATTGTGCTTCTTAATAAGCATTTTAACGCCATTTCTTGATTGCGATCTTTCTTTCTATATTCTTTAATTTTGGCGGTTAAATAACCCAATAATCCTGTTGTAATAAAACCAACAACAGTTAAAACCAATTTTAATATAATTTCTTTTGCCATTTTATTTCCTCTAATCACTTACTCTTACCAGTTTAATTATATCATTAAACCATCATTTTGACAAATTAATCCCAAATTATATCATTTAAACCTAAATTATCTAATAATTCGCTATAACAAACATCACATAAAGAACACAATTTTTTTTGTTGCATTCTTTTTTTGTTTTGAACATTAATAGTATAATTCACATTTGCTTTACCGCATTTTAAACAAGTTCTATTGTTTCTATCACTTAATGATTTTAAATATAATTGAAGTTCTTTATCATTCATACTTCTTATTTTATCTAAATTCATATTTCCACCTTACCATTTTTTCATTCTTTCTCCACGCCATAATCTCAACTTCTTATTTAATTGTTGTTTAAAATAAGCACGATCATCTAATATTTTTCCACATAAATGACATACACCACTATATTTAACATAATCTTTTTTATTTTGATAACCACATATATCACATTTTATATTATCATTTTTATGTTCTTTC